CTACATAACATTTTGACTTATCTTGTGTTACAATGTTAATGTAATCTAACATTTTCTTATGGTCTTCCACACAATCTTCTGCTGACCATCTTGAAGGCGACTGATAATGATCCACAGATTTAACAATTAAAGTGCCATCTTCGTTTCGCTCATTCTCATGGTAAACATTTTTCTTATGTTGAACCATGCGATTGCTATTTGTAATTAAGCGAAAGTCATTCATCGCCTTACCACAATGCCACAAGGTCAATGAATCACCTTTGTTCATATCAGTCCATAATGTACCACCAACAAAGGTAACACCATTATGTTCCCATGTTTCTTTTTCTAATACATGAATATTAGGTAAGTCAGCTAACTCAGCTTTCAATCTATCATATGTTTTAGCAATATCAAAATCATAATGCTCGTGATTACCCATGATATACACAACATGAGGAAATTGAAACGAGCACCGCTTAAAGAAATCTTTAACCATCATTCTTTCTTTTGGCTTGTGTTTAAATACTTTGGCGGTACAGATATCACCACTTAAAATAAGAACGTCAGCATTCTCCTCATTCTTTAGTATGAGGTCTGCAAATTCAAGGTGAATATCGGATGCGAGTGCTATTTTCATAATACTACCATTATAACATTGAATTGTAAAAAGGTGCGGCAATTAACCGCACCCACCACCTACTCGGTTAAGAGTTCTTGTTTGGCAAACTTTAGTTTATTACCAATTTCAATCTTGCGTGGTTTCTTTTCTTCAGGAATAACATTCTCTAAACCAACTTTAAGAATGCCATCTGAAAACTCTGCACCACGAACCTGAACGGTGTCAGCAAGTTTGATTGTTTTGGTGAAAGCACGAGTGCCAATTCCACGATGTAAGTATTCTACCTTACTATCTTCTTCAGCTTTTGTGCCTTTGATTACCAACGAACCATCTTCAACCGTGATATCAATATCATTCTTGTTGAAACCAGCAATTGCTAGCTCAACAACATATTGAGTATCATTTAGTTTAATGATGTTATGTGGTGGAAATTTATCAACAGTCTTTTCAACCCCATCAAATACTTTTTCAATGTGGTTAAAAAAATTATCAAAACCCAAAGTTGTTGGGTATAAAGGTGTTAGTTCAATACGATGAACCATAATTTTCTCCTTTGTTAAGCGAGTTAATAAAATGAATTACCCATTTGGCGTAATTCAGCTGGTTACGGACTCCAGCGATTTCGTATCGTCAAATCCGCTTTAGCACGCTTCGTACCATAAGTCGGTCCTAAGGTGAAGCTCAATAATTCTGGTCTGGTTTTTTACCAATATTATATTTAGTTACCAATTCCCATTCGTGTTTCTCTTTGAATGAAATGATTTTAATTTGGTGAAGTGGTGCAATATTATCTATCATCACTTGCGGATTAATAATTGTAACTAGACCCCATTCTTCTAACAACTTTGCAATTGCATTTCTCCTCTGAATATCATTTTCAGAAATGTTAGATGGTTTGCCGTCAAGAGCAAACAACTCTTTGAAATGCACGATATAATACTGGCCTTGCTTGTGTAAAATATGGCAAGACTGATAAAGAATCCTTTCTTTTCTGGATGACACACCAATTCGTGTTAGCGTTTCACGAACTTTCAAAAAATCATCCTGCTCGTTGAGAGTTACTTCAACGAACTTGCTTAAATCTACCATGATGTTTATCCACCCGTATCGGTTTTTTCTTTTAATTGTTGGATTTGTTCATCACTAAGTAGGCGTAGAGCTTCACGAGCTTTGGAATCTGATAGTCCATAGACTAACTTAACACATTCTATATCTTCACTTTTCTCAGACTTAACCCACTTTGCGAATGGTCTTTTTTGAGACCTCACAGTATTTAGTAAAAAGTCGTTTTGAAGCCTCTTTCCAAGGTGGTGCCTTTGATTCATCTCATTGGCATAAATTATACAGTCTTTATGGTACGACAAAGAACGGTTGACCATAAATGGTATATAACCTCTCTCTGTAATATCATCAACGATTAATTGTTTCTTGTTCTGGAGAATGGCAGTTGCATAATCAAATGGGTTACTCATGTCAGCATCCTAACTAAGCCAATTGTATCAATAGTAGTAAGTAAAAGGTAATTAGCGACCATACCAAAAGATTTGCGAGTAAAAGCAGCCCACAAATACAAAGCACAACCGAGAATCCAAATTGGATATAAGAGAAGTAGCGGTGGGTGAGGTACGGTGAGAGCCATTGTGATAGAGCAACCAATAGAAATTGCCCATGCCAAGAGTTCAACGATAAAGCGTAAAGGGTGGGATTTCCAATCATCATGTATCCATTTAAAAATGTTATAAACTAAATCATTCATTTGAATTCACACCCAACCATCAACTCTGTCAAGCAAGCAACTGTGTTGATTTCTTGGTCAGCAACAAACGCACCTTTGTATTGATAGTCAGCGAGAATTAAAACAGCCTGAGGAATAGATTGAGGCTTTAGAACCTCATACAGATTATCATATAGTTTACGATAGAATGCTGTAGCATCTATATCATTACTTGCAACCCATTTACGAATTGCACCAAAGTCTTTCTCTTTGATATACTTAATGATATCATTAATCGTTACATCGGAAATTTGAGATAGGATGCCAATGTCAATTTTACCAAGCTGCGAATAGCGTTGCAACTCATTTATTACACGGCGAAAATCTGGAAAGTGTTTCTTAATTAATTCTGCAATTACCTTATCATCATACTCAACATTTTCACTTTGCAAAACTGACTGAACCCGTTTCATAAACGCAGAGGCCATCTGTGCCTTCTCACCATTCTTTAGTGCAAAATCAATAACTGCACACCGACTATGGAGAGGATCAATCAGTTTGTTTTTGTAATTACAAGTAAAGATGAACGAACAGTTACCTGCAAATTCTTCAATAAAGTTTCTTAGAGCAGGTTGAACTGATTCGGCATTACAGTAATCTGCTTCATCAATGATAACAACTTTTCTGCCGCCTGCAAGCGACATAGACGAAGCAAAGTTTTTGATTTTGGTTCTAAAGGTATCAATCAAGCGACCTTCATCTGAACCATTGATGACCATCACATCACAACCAATTTCTTCACACATGGCTTTTGCAACAGTAGTTTTACCTACGCCTGCACCACCAGATAAAAGAAGATTGGGTATATTACTTTGATTGACATATTCCTGAAACGGCTTCTTTAGCCGCTCAGGAAGAATACAATCATCAATCTTTTTAGGACGATACTTCTCTGTCCATAATAAATGTTCCATTCACACACCTCATAATATAATAATTAAACAACTCAAGCAGCTTTGGTAAATGTGGAACCTGTTTCAGTAGAAATCCAGTATTGCAATTCTACTGTCTTGTGTTTGAAGTTAGAGATACCCTTTGATGAGATTTGCACATCATAGGCACCACCAAACAACTTAGTGAGATGCTCTGTCTTAAAGATGAAACGGAACTTATCACCATTACCAGCAGAAACTTCAAGTGCATCGGTATGAGCCGAACTATCAGACGAATCAAATGCTGTAACTGTAACTTTAGAACCATCCGATTCAACTGCAATTTGTGGTGAACCAAGAACACCAGCAGCTTTCATTATCCAATCAAAATCTTCAGCAGATAAAGAAAACGACACTTCAGGATTAGGCATCGCCAATTGTTTCTCAGGTGGAGTAACAATCATTGTTGGCTCACAAAAGCGATACTTCATTTTGCTACGACCTTTGTTACCAACAATCTTCACTTCTTTGTCACCGAATTCAAATGTTGGGTTGTCTTTGTGTAACGAAACTACCGATAGAAACTTGTTCAAATCATAGATACCAAACTCAGTTGGAATATCTTCTTTGATTGTTACTTCAGCAAGAATGTTCTTGCCAGAGGACATGGTCTTTAACACCTTGCCTTTTTTGAAAAGAATACCTTGGTTGATTGCACCAAAGTTCTTCAATACATTGATTGTATCATTTGATAATTGCATAACATACTCCATATTGTAATTGAAACTTCATTATACTACATCTAAAATTATTTGTCAGGCGAATATTCAACATCGTGTTCATAAAGAAACATAAGGCAACACATCGCATGAGCTAAGTGATGCTTACCAGATTCAGGATCATTTGCTTCGCCTTCTTTCCATGCCCACATATGTCTTTGCATGGCATCAAAGTACCTGCGTTTGGAATCTGGCACATATTTCCAATTATCAGGTTCATATTTCTCAGCACCAAATGTAAGAATTTCAACTGTGGCTTTTAGTGCAAGTGGTGGTAGTAAACCATATTGTAGTTTACCACCATCAAACTTGCGACCACCTGTTGTGGCTGTTTGTGATTCTTTTACTGCTTTACTTGTCATAGCTTACCAGTATATTGTGCAACAGCTGGCATATTACCAGTAAACGCATATGTACCAATATGTTGTGTTCTCATCCAAGGACACAAATAAATTTCACCACCAAGCTTACGCCACATTTGACAGAACATATAATCTTCACTTAGATAGCGGTCAGAACCACCACCAGTAATTGAATCTTTGGTATCAATAACTGTATCAAAGAAGGCATGAATGTAACGAGTGCCATCAAAGTTAGCTTGACCAACATGGTCTGGTTTGTAGTGAATCATTGGATAAGCATCTTTCATCTTATCAAATACATGACGCTTAATCATCATA